CCAAACAATTCTGTATGCAACGCTTGTCCTTTGAACAATCGCTCAGGGTACTGGATACTTGACGAAAGTAATCTACACACAGTCATGGAGCTTGTTGACATATCATCCGACCATCAGAAAAAAGCTATCCACAAGTTTATCCACATGCCCACAAAGTGTCCGAACGGTGAGTACAAAGTAAAAGCTAGACAAGAAGTCTACAAGGTTATTTTTACACCTGACATGGAAACCGAGTTCAAAGACTTCGAGCAGTATGCGTATGTCGTCGGTCACTCTTTGGAAGAAGGTCAGCGTTACCGTGTGTTCTTCAAGTCTTACGCTCACCCTTTAGATGACCAGCGTGTATTCATGGTTGTACACAGGTCGGAGGATTCAGACAACGCTTTGAATACATTTCAAATGACATCCGATATGTATGAGCAACTAAAGATATTTCAGGGAGACCCGTTTGAGAAGATGCGCGAACGAGTGGAACAGGCTCACGCACTGACTCGCACGTTCCGACCACCTGATATGATTGTTCATGCCGTGAACATTATGTACCACTCACCTCTCAAATTCAAGATGAATGAGGTTGACTTGAAGGGATACCCAGAAGCCTTGATTGTCGGTGAGTCACGGACAGGTAAATCTGAAACTGCTAAGCGACTGCAGGAGCATTATAAGATTGGTAATATGCTTGCCGTCAAAGGTGCTACTACAGCAGGTCTACTGGGCGGTGCAGAGAAAATGCCAGCAGGCGGTTTCCGTATCGCATGGGGAACGATACCACGCAACAACAAAGGAATCGTCATTTTAGATGAAATGTCAGGGATGCACCGAGAAGTAATGGCAACACTGACGGACATGCGTTCGTCAGGTGTAGCTACCGTACACAAGATTGCGGCAGGTAAAGCACCTGCACAAACAAGGATGTTGTGGTTATCCAATCCACGAGTACAGAACAACGGTACATCTAAGGATATCAAGGAATATCCGTCTGGTGTCGATGTTGTCCTAGACCTCGTAGGTTCTGATGAAGATATCGCACGTTTTGATTTTTGTATGCTTATTGTTCGTGAGGAAGGAAAGTCGTCCTCACCTTTAGATAAACCAACTACGCAAGCCTTATCATCCGAACTATATCGTAACTTAATTTATTGGGCGTGGTCTCGTAATGAAGACCAAGTAATTTTTGAGGACACTGCTACTGAGTATGTTGTCCAAACAGCCAATCAACTAAACCAGTTATTCGATTCGCGAATAAAGTTTTTCGGAGTGGAGGCTTGGAAAAAGCTCGCTCGTATTGCCGTATCGTGTGCGGCGGCTACATTCTCCACGGATGACGGAGAGAACATCATCGTAAAGAGAGAACATATAGATTGGGCGGCAGAGTTCCTAAGACGCTGTTACGACAACGATTTATTCAGGCTTCGTGAATATGTGAAAGAGCGTCGTATGTTAGACGAAACAAATGATTCAGTGAATCAACTTATGCAGTCGTTGCTTCGCACGAATCGCATATTGGTGACAACCGTACACCAAGCAACAACGCCAGTACCTATGTTCAATCTTCAAGCGATATCTGGCATGGAGCGCGATAAGTTTTACAGTGCAATCAACAGCTTATCGTCCAACTTCTTAATTAAGGTAACTAAAGAAGGTGTCGAGGCTACACGAAGATTCAGGCAAGCGATTGATGCTGTGAAACGTACAGAGCAAAAACTGTACATGAAACCTCTGACGCAGGAGGAAGTCTGATGAAAATTGAAATTGCAAAGCAACAGTTTGAAGTGGAGTTCGTAGACGACACCACAAAAGTTACGTTAGAAATCCATAACGATAAACCTGCTTTTATTACGTTCGATACAGAGACGGATGGGCTTCATATTAAAAAGGCTCGTCCGTTTCTTGCGGCGGTATGTTGGAACAATAAGGTTCGTGTGTTTGAACCGACATTTATGAACCTCAAAGCACTCAGCAGTTGGTCAGTAATGGTGAAACGAATCTTTGCACACAATGCCACATACGACATGCACATGGTTGCAAATGTCATGGGCGATGCGTTTGTATACAGTAAGAAAAATTGGGGAGACACAATGTGCTTGTCTCGACTAGCTTTTGAGGCAATATCATCAAGAGACGGCGGAGATTCGTTAGCTCTAAAGCATATATCTAAAAAGTATATTGACCCTGCGGCAGACTATTACGAAAAGGGCGTGAAGTCGTGGTTGAAGGCAAAAGCGGATTCAGACAAGAAGATTCTAATAGCAATGCTGAAAAGCGTGGGTTGGTCGTTGAGACGGATGCAACGTGCGCTGGACGGTGCGGAGGAACTTCCTGCGGAGGTTGTCGAAGTACACAACAACTGGAATCGGCACTATCCGAAACCGACATACAAAGACGTGCCTCAGCACATCATGATACCGTATCTAGCTGTGGACGTAGTTCTCACAAAAATCCTTGTAGACAAAGCACTTCCTGTCGTTGTAGAACGTCAGCAATTAACCACGATGATGAGAGAGTTCGACTTAATTCCAGTCGTATTCAAGATGGAGCGTCGTGGAATTAAAGTTAATCGTGAGTACCTGCTTGAGTGCAAGTATAAATTAGAGCAGTACATACAAGACCTGAAGGTGCTGTCACATCAGCTTGCAGGTGTAACTTTTGATGTTGGTCAGCATAAGCTAATCAAAAGTATATATGCGGAGCGTCTAGGTTACGAGCCTAAGTCAACTGACAAAAAGTTCTTAGCTCAACAAGGTCGTGAAGGTGACGAATTGGCTACGGTAATATCTAAGCTCAGACGTATGGAGAAATGGCTGGAGACTTACATTGAACGTATCCTTGAGGCATCTGAGTACGATGGACGGTTCTACACATCTATGAATCAGTTCAACCCTATCTCTGGACGCTTTAGTGGAGACGCTCAACAATTCCCTAAAGACAGAATTGTGGACGAGAACGGTGAAGAGCTATACCATCCACGCCGAGCGTTTGTCACCACGTCAGACTATCTATACTTCATCGACTTTTCACAGATTGAACTTCGCGTTCAGGCACATTATACACTTCCATTCGGCGGCGACTTAAACATGTGCCGCGCATATATGCCATTTAAGTGTAGGCACTATGTAACTGGAGAAGGATTCAGTGACTTGTCACGTTGGGATGAACGACAAGCTAACAATGATTCGGCATGGTTGACGGAAGATGGTAAACCGTGGACACCGACAGATGTTCATAGCGCCACAACCATTAAAGCGCTACATGCTTTAGATATAGACATCAATTCAATCAGTGAAAAAGAGTTTAAGAAGTGGCGTTCCATTGGCAAGTCATTCAACTTCATGCGGAACTATGGCGGTGGGGATGCAATGGCGGCTCAAATGCTTGAGATTGAATTGGAACAAGCTAAAGCGATGAATCGTGGTTATACTGAAGCATTTCCTGTCGTCGTACGCTATCAAAAGTGGGTAGATACTGTAATGGATGCTCAGGGTTATATTGAGAATTTGTACGGTCGCCGCTACTACATCAACAATCCGAATCGCTTTTACAAGTGCGCAAACTATCTCATTCAAGGTAGCTGTGCGGATATGCTGAAAGAGAAGATGATTCTGATTGATAAGTATGTTCAACAGAATAAACTAAAGACTAGTGTTGTCCTGTGCGTACATGACGAATTGATTTTTGACGTTCCTAAAGGAGAAGAGCATCACATTCATGAAATACAGAGAATCATGGAGGATGCTCCTACCGTTCTTGTACCGATTGTTGCGGAAGTGGAGAGAACAACCACAACTTGGGCGGATAAGGGGAAATGACCTGTGAACAGAGCGCAATTAAAAGCTAAAGAACTTCGCAGACATAAGAAAGTGCTTGGAGAGATACGCATGGAGGGCGCGAAGTATGCCCTCAATGTGTACCGACAAGCGATGTGCATTGTGTTAGGTATCGGTGAAAAGCGACTAGATAAAGTGGACGAAAAGTTCAACGAGCTACTTCACCGCGATGAAATCATTTACGAAATGAAACGGAGGGGTGAAGTATGAAAATGTTGACACTTGACCCTTCGGGGAACTTCTCGAAAAAGGAGGGTGATGGAACTACTGGTTGGGCTATCTTTGAGGATGGACAGTTGAAGGACTTCGGGGATGTGGAAGCAGTTGGTCATGACCGCATTGAGAAGTATTGGGAAGCAGTTTCCGACTTGATTGACCTGTCTGTTAATCTTGTGGTTTGTGAGTCCTACCGTTTGTTTGCAGGTAAAGCGAAAGCGCAAAGCAATTCGTTAATGGAAACACCACAACTCATTGGGTACATTCGTATGCACTGTTACAAGTGGGAAATTCCTATTGTATTTCAAGACCCAAAGGATAAACTTAGAGTAACAGACCCTATCTTGGTGCGTCAGGGATTCTTCGAAGTCAAAGGAAGAAAGCACTATTGCTTAGGTAAGCCAACTAATCTTCATATGCGAGATGCAATAAGGCATGGAATATACTTTATCAAATACGGGAAGGTGAATGACTTATGCGGTGTCCACGTTGTGACGCTTTCATCAGATTAGAAGTAAAAATTGATGTTGAGGAAATGGTTGATTACGTTTGGACAATGCTAACTGCTGAAGGGATTGCCGCAAAACAAGGCGCAGTAGAAGCCGCAGTAGATTATTCATTGGAGTATCTTAAAGATGCTTGTTTTCTAAATGAGGGGGTTGCTGAATCTGATTCAGTATAACGAAGTGTTAGAAGCAGTGCAGGATAAGCTAAAGAAGCAGACTGAGAAGGGTTATAAAAAATACGGCACGATAGTCGAACCTGACCGACTTCCTACTGTAGATTGGATTGACCACGCTCAAGAGGAAATTATCGACTTGTTAGTTTATCTTGAATGTTTGAAGTATAAGCTGTATCATAGTGAGTGACATGAACCTTTTACTCCTGAACTGACCCTGCTCACCACGGGGTCATTTTTTTTTATTTACAAATTCAGAATATTCGATTATGATTAAAGCAAGCTGACATGCTCATATCCGTCCATATGAGAAAGACCCCTCGGAACAGGGGTCTTATTCATTTATTCGGACTTTTTAGGGTTTGTGAAAATTCCAATTAGGACAGCTAAAGATAGTACGCCGTCGTTAATCGTTTGTAAGTCTTGGTCAGACCATTGAATGTGGAAGAATCGCTGTGAGAACAAAATAACTAAAGCAATGATTGGTGCAATAATGGCTTTGTTCATTACTTTTGACCTCCTTCCATTTGCTTGTACCACCATGTCACCGAGTCGATAACATCCTGCCACGTTTTGTTGTGGAACTTTAGATATTCGATAGGGTCTTGATGGTCGGTATCTTTCCAAGTGTCAGAGCAGAACTTATGGCTCACTAAGGTGTCACCATCCTTCACCCCAAGCTTCTTGTCGAACAAGATTTTAGCTAACAGCCAAGTGTACTGCTTCCAACTTTGCACGAACTTGTCTGGGTCTTTGGTCTGACAAAGTTCGACATGGACAAAGCGTTGGTTAGCTGTGTATCCTGCCGCCCACGCAATAAACTTCGTGTTTGCGCATTGTGTAATTGAATCCTAGTCTACGAAGTAGTGTGCGAAAGCGGAACGTTCTTTCCAATTCTTGATGAAATACTTTAACTGATTCTCGTCCGAATCTTCCCATACCGCAGTCGCATGAGCGACAACACCTTCGTAATTACCCATCCCTTTTCGATAAGGCTTCATTGGAAGGTCTGCGATGATTTGAACTTTGATGTCGTAACTCACATTTTTTCCTCCATTCTACGGACACGTTCGTTCGTATCCTTCGCGATTGGGTAAATCATATCCATGAACATCTGCTCTCGAACAGCTTGCTTCTCCATCACTGTTGTTAGCTGATGGAGAGCTTCTGTATTTTGCTGATACGAGTCGTGGAACAATTTTAATGCGTAACCGAGAAGACCTAAAGCAACTGCGGCGATTCCATATTGACCTAGCTGTGTGAAGTCCATTATTTATTCACCTGCCGTTTGTCTTCGTAAGGGTTTCCTGTCAACATCGTTGCCAGAATGTCGCCCATATTTCTGCTTTCATCTTTTCCTACTGGGAAAATAGAGTATGCAGTTTGACCAACGATACCTGAGTTTTTCATCAAGTATTTGTAATAGGCTTCGGTACTGATTTCATTTGAGCGATTCTTAAACGCTTCGATATCAATCGGTGAGCCTGTGTACATATTTTTATTAGCCGTCAATTCAAACGGAGCTTTAAGCAGTGGGTTCACAGATGATGCAAAGAACTTTGCCTTTTCCCCAAGTATGCTTAAATCCTGCATCGGTAATGTTACTGGATACGGCTTACCATCTACCATAACGTAACCGTCTTTGACGTACTCAGGATACTCTTTGTCGTCAAAGGTACGGTCTCTTAGCTGTTGGATTGTTTTGATATATCGAGGTTGTTCCAACAGTGTCATAACCTGAAGCGGCAAGTTGTTTTTTGTCCATGACCAGAACGGCATACCAAACGCTCGAATGATTTTATCTGTGTTCGTTAGTTCATGGTAGTTAAACAGGTACTTACGAACTGTTGATGCCGCGATGTCGATAGAACCAGTTTTGCGTAATGTATCGAGGTAAAGCGCTAAACGAGTAAAGTCATCGGCACGTTCACCGAATCCACGCCACGTTTTAACCCAAGCGGTCTTATCTAATCTGTCCGTCATACTTTGCAGTTTACTTAGCAACCACTCGTTAGGGTCTGGTCTGTGAAACGGATTGTCACGGATAAAATCTGCTGTGAAACCCTGTCCGATGATACCGTGGTCGAACGCTTGTTGAATCAGTTTCTGCTCTTCTTTATTCAAGCTGTTCGGGTCTGTAGAAAACTTATCTAGCAATCCTTTTGATTGACGATAGCTTTTGATATCTACACCGACAATCTGATTGTTGAAAATGTTGCCAATAAAGTTATTGATATAGTGACGAGGAACTAATACGGTGTTCCCATATTTCCAGATGTTAATAATCGCATTTACGTTCTTTACTGCGTTGTTAAACCCTTTGTCAGTAAAGATGTGATTCATCTGCTGGAGTCCGTGCAAAATATCTTTGTGGATGTAAACGGAAACGTTGTTTAGTTTCTCAATCGTTTCTCCAGCTTTGTTGGTTGATGTGAGAACGCTCTCCAATCCCAAAGACGGATGCAACCCAAGCTCTCTCATTTCATGAGGCAACAACTTCACAAAATCTGAAGCGTATTCCTCCGCAGGCTTTGTTTTGCGAATAACCCCATCAGCTACGAACTGGTCAAACAATTCACGCATAGAACGAGCACGAACGGATTGAAAGGCACGAGCCGCTAACGCTTGGAAAGTATCACGTTCAAATAGCTTTGATATATCGTTAAACTTTTGCGTAGCCATTGCTCTAGCTTCTTCGTCAGCCCCAGCGTCGTTCATTATCTTATATTGTTCGTCTAAATAGTTGTCTAAATCTGCGAACGTTTGAAACGTTTTACGCTTTTGCGACGACGACATTGTTGCACGGCGACTGCGTAAAGATGTGTCTGATTTGCGAACAGCATCATCTAACAACTCTCCGAGCGTGTGGTCTCCACTATACTTACGTCTCAGCTCCTGAACAATTTCATCAGTCACTTTTAAGGTATGTGGAAAGTAGTCTTTTCGTATTTGACTAAGTACACCGACTGCCAAGTCTTTTCTTCCTAGCTTATCTAAGAAGGATTCAATCGAACCTGACAAGTTGCGCATACGTCGCACAGCATCAGCGTCGTGATTCATTGTTCGAATGAAAGATTCTTCTTTAATATGATAAGACTCTTGCTCAATTTCTTCTGCAGTCTTTCCACTTTTGGACAAGTCGTCCAACTCTTTACGAGCCGCATCATCTAAAGAACTTTCGGGAAACTGTTTTTCAATGAGATACTGAACGTTTCTGATTTCAGTTTCGCTCATATCCTTGCTTAGCTTTTGGATGTGACCTAACTCACCCTCAATCATTTTCGCATTACTGTATCGCTTTGTATCTGCGTCCGTGATATGCTTCGCCAGCCAGTTTATCCAGTCATCCTTTGTTCCGAACGTGCGTGGGTTAAAGTGTTTTAATAAAAACCCTTCACTTAACCATTTACCTAAAGGACTTCGACCAATATCATCAACCCATTTAACCCCGTCAAACGCAGGTTGAAGGTCTCGCGAAAACACAGGTTCAATATCGCCTAAAGATTTCAGTTTGTTGGCGGCTGTTTCATAGGCTTTGTTCAACATGCGAATACGCTTACGTTCAATGATGTTGTTTTTACGAGCCAAGTTTTGCAGGTCAGCCAACGTTCCTTTACCGTCTTTAACACCTTGAGCGATAACTTCCATAGCATCATTTAACGCTTGAGGTGTATTTTTAATAGACTTCAAACTGTCCAGCGTAAGGTCTTGATATCCAGCAATTTTTTGATATTCTTTTCCATAATCCCATGTAGACATTTGACCGCTTTTCACATCTTGAATAATATCTCGAAGCGCTTTAGCCGCTTTTTTAGGATTTGCCTTAATAGCGTCCACCAGAGCCTGATGGTCTTTTCCAACGAGGGCTTTGTAAATTTCTAAATGTAACGGTGACTTACTAGCATGATTCATCATGACAACATCATGCGGAGGAAGACCAACGCTAGGAGTACCTTTAGGAATGTTGTCGTAGGCACGGCTAACATAGAAGTCTGCTTCATCAACCAGCTTAGGAAGACTGCTGTTAGCACCTAAAGCGTCTCTGACTTTAGATGACATAAATCTATCTAAATTCACACCTTCTTGACGAGCCACTTCATTACCTGCTTGTGATGCACGGTCAGCAAGGTCTTTTAACACAGTGTCTTTATCTGTCGTTTGGAGCGCTTGTCGAACAGCATCGTATAGGTCTTGCGTTACTCCTGTCTTCTCCAAAGCTCCTACTTTAACCAGTGCGTTCGCAACATCTTGCGGCAACTTATCAAAAGCAGAAACATCAGCATGTTTTGCTTGGGTAAGCGCTTCCTCAATATCTTTTGCAGTAGCGTCTGGTGGAAGTTTAGACAGTGCATCGCTCACAGCCTTTTGCGTACTGTCGGCATACCTTTGGTCTGCTAGGGTATTCTGTAAATGTTGAGCTAACGTAGGAGTTACGTCTTTCTCAGGAATGTTTTTAATCTTAGATAAGATGTCTTCGTAAGCATCGGTAGATAGTTTTCCTGCGGCATCAACTAAAGCTTCGCGAGTTGTTCCGTTGACTGTATGCCCTGCGTCTTCTATATATTTTCCAATAATATCTGCTTGAAGCTGTGCAGGAACTTTTAACTCGTTGAAATGGTCAATCAGCGCTTCTCCACCACGTCTTGTAATTGTTCTTGGAGAAGACTTTAGATACTTACCGACAATCGGAAGTTTACCAACATCACCAAACTGCTTAGTCACTCGTGTGAACGGAACATCTAAAGATATGATTGCGTTTTGCGCTTTCTTACGAGCTGTTTTTGCGGCATTTTGTACACGCTGTTCTGCGATTTTAGCGGCTTTGACTGCATCTTCTTCCGTCTTACCTGCCGCTAAACTTGCTTGCTTCACTTTATCAGGAACGCTTTTGAAAACATCCTTACCCACAGACCTGCTAACTTGTTGCCCTGTGTCTTTAGCAAGCTCTTCAAGAACCTTGCCACCCTCTTGAACAGCACCTTTGAGACCTGCTTTAGCTACAGAACCTGCACCGAAGGTTAAGTAAGTAAGTGGGTCTGCAACAACGTCGCCTGCAAACTCGGCAATGTCTCGAAGGTCTAAGTGACCTTTTTGACCTTTGAAAAATGAATCCCAGTCATAATTTGCATTTGCATCTTTTTGTTGACCAAACAAGTTATTCGATATATCAGGAGCGTATTTAGATTTTTCACCTAAATTATAAAGCCCTTCCATAATTCCGTTTTTATCATAGCCTTGTTTGAATAAATCCCAAGAGCTTACGTCATTTTCACTATCAGGATTTGTTTTGTTGTAAAGATAGTTTGTTACCAGAGCTTCAGGAACGCTTGCCACGTCTATTGCTTTACGAAACAGCGAACGGTCATCTGCTGGCGCTGTTTTGTTTTTTGTAAGTGGCGTTGCCATCGACTTCGCGATGACATCATCTACAGCTTTGTTTGGAACAGAGGTCTCCGTAATTGGGGAGACCTCATCGTAAATTTTCTGTGAAAGTCCTTTGTCAAAGTATGGTGCAAGTGCTTTACCACTTGCCAACTGAGCTAAGTTGTACCCCATCTTTATCACTGACCTTTCACATTAGATGTTTGTGTGTTTAACACGTCCGTTGTCGCTTTGGCATTTTTCTTCATGTCGTTAATGATACTAACACCTGCACCAGCCAAGTTCGCCAACTCTTGCTGTTGTTCTGGTGTTGGTGTTCCGTTTTGAACAGATTGTCCAATAGCGTAGATTCGCGAATTAATAAACTTTAATTGAGAGTTAAGTGGGGCATTTGATGCTTTATTCACATCGACTGCATTTTGACGAATCAAGTTTTGCAGTCTAATGGAAATGTTAGCCGCACGGTAGCCTTCGTCGGATGCCATTTTCTTACCTTGATTGATTACGGACTGTTGTCTAGCATCGGCAAGTCTACTTTTAATACCTAAATCTGCTTCTTTCCAAGCAGAAGCTAACGTTTTGACTGGGTTTCCTTTTTCATCAAGAATTAACTGACCAGCTCCATCGTGAATATAACCGTCTTGGTCGTTAAAAACTCCAGCCGTTTTTGCGTCAATGTATTGTGAGTTTTCAATCGCTTGTTGAGCTAAAGCGATGTCTTTGGCGATTTTTGCTTGGTCTTGTGGTGCGACTTGTTTTGTTTTGTAGAAGTTGTTCAGTTGGTTTTGAAGCTCTTCACCAGACAAGTTTCCTGAGAAGTAAGCAGACATAATTGGAGCAAGTGGGCTTGTGTCGTAGTTTTTACTCAACTCTGTGAACACGCCTTTTTGCATGTCAGCAATTTTGTTCGCTTGCTGTTGGTCGAGTTTTGCATTTGCTATACGTTCATTTGCGGAAATTTTGTTATTGGCAATGTCTTGCTGTGTTTGTAAACGTTGATTGTTGGAGTAGTTACGGAACTGATTGTTTAACAAGTTGTTAGACAGTTTAAGTTTGTTTGAGTCTGCGCGAGAGTTAATCTTATCTAAACTAGCCGCATTAGCAAAAGCCTGTTGAGCTAAAGCATTTTGATACATCCCTGAATCCAAAGAGCCACGTCGAGCAAAGTTACGAACCGTGCTCAGATTTTTCAAGAAGTTTTGGTTATCAAGGTCTCTTCGCTCTGTTTCTGCCTGTGCGTCGATGTTGTCCATCATGTCTTGTGAGTTTTTATTGTAAGCATCTAGGAACGCTTGTGTATCAGACTGTGTATTAGAATTGCTTCCTGACGTGCCTCCACCTTGCGGTTTGTCATTTAAGCCGTCCAGTACAACATCGTCTGTTCCGTCACCTTTTTTCGTGGTGTCTTCGTCATTCACTCCACCTTGCGGTTTGTCAGTTGCACCACCTTGCGGAGTTCCGTCGCCTTTGCTTGCTTCTGCGGCAATCTCGGCAGGAGTTTTATACTTACTTGCAATCGAATCTTTTGCTCCAGTATCTAAGTTCGGATTCATTTTCAATCTTCCGAGATTGTCGTTCATAGACTTAAGATATTTCTCTTGAGCAGTTGTATCGAGACCTTTTGCTTTCATATCTGCAATCTTTTTGTTTGTTCGGTCAATCTCCATCAGCGTTAAGCGAGAGTCGTTTGTGATTAAACCTCTAACCGAGTCAACGTTTTTACGCATGGCTGGAGTCAATTTGTTGTAGTCAACGTCTCCACCGACAGAATCCACCCAGTCGTTGTGGTTTTTGTACACATCTAGTGGGTCTTGAACGTCGTTTTTCTGAGCAGGCGGCGTGTAGAAACTAACTGGCTTTGTTAAATCTTTAACGACCGTTCCGTTGCCTTGATTTTGACCCTGCCCTTGAGCTGTCGTGCCTTGATTTTGACCTTTTGTATTTGTTCCAAGTGATGGGCTAACGTATGTACTGCCCGTTACTTTTGTTGCGTCTGGTTTACTTACACCGTTCGTTTTATCGGCAGTGAGTTTCGGAACGTTATCTTTCGTAACCATACTAATTGGCTTATTCGGATTGAACTCAGGCAATCCACCATTCGTTGCTTTTTGAAAAGCGACAAATGATTTGTCAGCTTGTGCAGTAGCGCCATAAGGCATTTGTGACTTAGCGTATACGTTCCCCAAGTCAGGTACTACCCTCTTACCTGTTCCCTGCGTTTGGTCTTTTTGAAAAGACTGCATGTTTTTATCTAAAACATCGTACGTCTGTTTCTTAGCTTGTGCTTGCTTAAATGCCTGCTGTTGCTGTGGCGTTGCTTGCATTATCTCACATCCTTTCATTATCTAAAGAAAAGGGCTGACGAATCAGCCCTGTGTTTGTTGTTCTTCTTGCGGTTGTGGCTTAGGTTTATATGTTTCGTAATCTACCCAGACATTCGGTTCAATCTCGACAAGCACTTGACCGCTTTCAAGAGTGCGTGTTGGTAAAGAGTAAAAGTCCATAATTTAACCTCCTAAACTAAAGCATAGTCTACATAACCATATCCTGTACCATTTGCACTGGATTGGACTTCAACCAGAATACTTTTTGAAAAATAAATTGGCTGTAGATATTCAAAAGTATATTGAGATTGAGGAACTGTGGTCGTTGTATTTCCTGAGTTGTGTTCGTATCCCCTTAAAGCCGCATAACTTGCGCTAGATAAAGTAAGCGCAGACCCACCATCAACTGTAATGCGAATCGTATAGTTCGAGTTTGGTTGAAATGTGCCAGATGTTGCCGCCGCAAATACGATTTTTGAAACCATCCCTTTACCTGCAGTAATGTTCAGCACAGTTGTGTATCCGCTTAAAGCTCCGTTCAAGTATGCAGAGTACGGCTTCGTTGGTTGAATACTTGAGGAGGATGTTAGTGATGTGATTCCCATAATTACACCACCTCTACTCCGCTAATAATCGCCGTAATTGCCCCAGAAGTACCCTGTAAACCAGAAACAAAGTCCGTTGAGTTCATAACAATGCTACAGTCAATCGCAACCGTGTCATTTGCTTTTACAGTGTATGCTGACAAAAGGCGATTCGTTGTACTAGCGGAGCCACCTGTAGGAACGATGTTCAATGTGATTGTAGCGTCTGAAGCGGTCGTATTGTTCAGCAAAATGTTTTTGATGATTTGCGAAGCACCTGTTGTTACTGTGTATAGTGTTGCGTTGCTTGTTGAAGGTTGATTGATGTAAAAACGTTTCGGCGTGTAAACAGCCATTTATACCGCCCCCATCCAGTAAAGTGCGTTTGCGTTGCTAAAGTTTGTTTGAAAGTAATCATATGCGCTTGTTGGAGTAAAACCTGCTTGTTTTACAACGGCATCTAAAGCAGTGATTCGAGCGTAGTTATCATTCACTGCCGTTTGAATAACGGTATTATCTTGATTCATAATTGAAGCAGTGGCGACTTCTCCATCCACAAACGTGTGAAGTGTACCATTTAGAATCTGACTCATTGTAAACCCTCCTTTTATGGGCGTTTTGCTCTAAACTCAAAACCGAACCCATACACTTCACAAGGTTCAGTGTCGCTATGTTCGATTGTCACAGCAATCCTTCTCGCTTTTCCACGAACGCCTGTTTTACTTACAGACGTTGGGAAATCACCTAAAGCGCTCGTTCCGACTATCCAGCTTCCGACGATTGTGCCCACATAGTCTTTGATGTTTGGTGTAGTTGTTACCGTCCAAGTCGTTGTGTCTCCGTTCACCGTCAATGACGTACTTGCTGTTCCATCATCTGGTGTCAACACAACTTGAGCATCTGCTTGTATCGTAACATATAAGTTCGTTGTTGAGTTGAAATGTTTCGCCATTACATAGAATCTTTTTAATTTTTTGAAATTGTAGCCAGCCGAAAAATCAAAATACTTTGTCGTAGCCTGCATGGTGTATCCATTACCGTTTGTATAGGTGTTACTTGCAAGCTGTACGGTAGTAGCATATGTTCCATCATCTGAGTAAACATTGGCATCTTGAACTAAGAACTTACCCGTACTGTTATGGAGCTCTCCAATAGCTACAGAAAATCCAGTGGACGGGTTTGCGAAGTAACACATGACAGGGTAGATTGCTCCAGTGTTGGTTGTCATCTTGTCAAACGTGTCTTTTGTCCATATCTTTTTTTTATAATGATACCTGTACACGAATCCGTGTGGACTGTACAACCAATATTGGTCTTTGTACATTATACTAAAGACGGAACTTGTTGGTGAACCCGTCGTGTTTGGTGGTATATTTGAATTGTTAGACGCATACAAAAAGTCTTGAGCAAGTTGCGTCTTAATTTGAGCATCTATCGAAATAACATTTAGGTTGTCAACGACATATGGATTCGGTTGAATCGCCATCAATCCTTGCTTTGAGAAAAAGAACACTTGGTTCTGTACAACTTGCACACTTCCGAAAAAGTGAGCACCTAACTGTGTGTTAATCATCGAACGACTAAAGTTCGACGGGTCATCGCCTTGTAGCATCTGTACAGTGTCCTGAGTAAAAATAAGCAAAGAGGTACGATACGGTACAACTTTACGAACTGACTGACCGCCTGCCGAAGCAAAACTCCAGATATATGCTTGTGGAAAGTAGTCAAACTTTGCAATATCTGAAATGTACAATCGGTCTCTCAAGTCTGGTAACGCAGAATCTCCACTAAGGTAAACTGGATTGTACAACATGAGTTGGTCTTTATAAACTAAACAACGTGTGCAACGTTGAAGCTGATTGTAACCTGTTGTTGTAATATCAGGAACTTCAAGTTCATAGTTCGGCGGCTTCTGCACGGCGTTGAATCCTGAAAGTGATGTCGTAACCGTAGTTGCACCTGTGCTGTCCTGAATAAAAACACGGAAGTCGTACATTCCTACAACTTCAGGTGTAAAGGAAATCGTTTTGTTTGTGGTTGCATAAATTGCACCTGCGCCAGACACTGCCGCCCAAGTTTGTGATTGAACACCACTGAGCTTATATTCCCACTTATACTTTAATGGAGTACCTGTCGTGGATAACCGACCATAGTATGCAGTGAGTGTAAATGCCTTACTTACAGGAAGCTCTTGACCTGAAAGAATCTTGCCTGTCGATGTCTCCGTTGGGATAATACCTGCCGCATAAAACGTTGTTGCATTGTCATTATCCACAATCATTCCAGCAGGAGTGTCTGACAGAGCGTTCATCCCTTGATACATGACTTGCTGAAATGTTGTAGTTGCAGGAGTTACTACTTCAACCGTTGACGTATAGGTGCTATAACCAGAATAAACTAACTTGAATCGAACTAAACGAGTGCCTGTAGCAATATATAACCACTCTTTGTATTGAACAGCTTCGATACAATATTCTGTCTGAAACTGAAAAGGTAGCGAGTTGTATGTGATAGGAATATAGTACCATCCAAAAATGCCATAACTTTCTCCAAGATACTCTCCCATAATGTATAGATACCCGTTATTTGCGCATATAATAAATTGCCGAGTATCGCCTGACCAAGATGAGCGATAATTAAATGCACCTTGAATACTTCCCGAAAATCCAGCCAACTGATAACGACCACTACGTTTTTTAAGGGAAGACGTGTTAAGCAGGTCAACGTTTTGCATAACGGTTAATTCGCTATCTTTCATCAACTCGTTTGATTGTTCGGTATTCAATCCATCACTGAAGTTATTATAAACCTCGAACAGCTTTAATGATGAATTGACGTTAATATTTGAACGCACAGATTACCACCCCTGTCCTGACCACCACGAATACGGAGGATTCGCTACATCCGAATGTTCATCCCATACAAGTGTGATTAAATCTCCTGCAGTACAAGCCGTGTTTAGAATAATTCCATTCGGGTCGTTTGTTGATGTTGTTGTAGTAACAATGGATGAGCTATCTGAAACCGTGCTCGTTACCTTCGACCAACCCAACCACTCACGGTCATTTTTATAAACCGTAATCGTAGATGAATCTGGGTCATAGGTTAGCTTAGAGATAACAAACGCTGTTTGACCTGAAGAAGCTGTATATTGTTGAGACATACGGTCATCTCGTAATGACGGCGGTACACGATAGTTTAATACAAAGTATTTTAATTGTGTTTCGAACTGGTCTCTGAAATTCTGTGCTTCGGTTAATACAGAATCCATTTCTTTGATACGCATACACGCATACAGCACAGGAATCTCATGATACTTTGTATCGTACACTGGCGTATATGTTGTAGTACCTGCAGACAGTGACGTAAACAATGCGTTGACTTGCATCCCCATGACATTTTGACCAGCGTTCAAATAATCTACAATCGTTGTTGAATCAATCGTATCATCAATACGGCGGTTGACTGCGTTAATCATATCCTGAACGTTCACACGACTTCCCCCTTCCTAAAGAAAGGCTATGCAGTTTCCCACATAGCCTTATTATTATTACTGTCTAGTTTGATTGTACTTCTTAATTGCTTCGTTGCATAGATAATCAAACAATTCTTGCTTTGTGTTTACGATGACTTGGCTTGTAACCCAGTCTACAGCAATTTCTTCTCCGTCAACATCCACATATGATGTACATTTGTACATGTCTTCGCTAGAAAGTTGATGCCTAATAAATGTTGCTTCTGGCATTTAAGTCACCTCTTACACCAAAGGGTCTAATTCAAGCTCTGAAAGAACGGCTGGAATTGGATGGTTGTCTAACCAATTTTGTTGCCAGTTTCGAGTATCTGTAGGTGCGCCAGACATATCTTGACCAATTAAACCTGTTGCATTTGGATAAATGATAGCTTGGGCATCGGCATAGTTTCCTGTTTGCCAAAGAGCTTCAGCGCAAAGATATTGTTTTGCTCCATCTTTACCCCATTGCTCAATCAGGTCGTACCAAAACTCAACGGTTACTTCTTCACCATCCACATCAATAACCGCTTGTGATTTAATTTGACCTGTGGTATCGGCTAAACCTGTTCTAACAAATGTAGCATTCGCCATCGTTATTCCTCCGTTCCCCAAACCACAACATCCACAGCAACTTGCGAACCTGTGTTATTGTAAACGTTTAGCACGTTATTCGCCGCACTGGATAAGTATCCGTTACCAAAACTAAAGTCTTTGGTATCGACACCGCCCATACGAACAGCATAGAACGTAGTTGTAGCATCTTGCAAGTAGAAAAATGCCGCACCACCTGAGGAAATTTGAACACCCATGATACGAAACTTTTTACCTGCTGTTGGAGTCCAAACGGCTTGTGTCGCACCTGCCGCGAAAAGAATAAATTCAAACCACTTATATACTTTACCGATACGTATCTTATCGTAAGCAGAGCCAGTAAACCCCATCGAACCTGTGGCGGTTAATCCACTAACTGTTGTTTGACCATCGACCATCTGCGACATCGCCGCTTGGTCTGTTCCTGCCGCTAATCTAGGAGTAACAATGAGTCCTCCAGTAGCGGACAATGTGTATAAGGATTGTGACGTAGTTCCTGTTGAAGCAAAACCAGAAACAGTTATGCTACCAGTTGTATATTGTGAAACATTTGATTGAAAATACTTATATCCTGAAACGTTAAACCGAAGTCCGCGCGTAGTTGTATTACCTACACTCGTTGACGAAGCTGTTGTGTTTTGTGGGGTCTGGTATTGAATAAGCGTAAAGTTCGTTCCATCATTACTAACGTTAAATTGTACTGTAGCAGTTCCTGTGATGACGACATCAAGCGACACTGTATTGTATCCACTAATATCCACCGTGACTGCGCCTAATGCACTAGCCGCAGTTTGAAAAGTCAACTGCTTCAGTGCTGTTGAATCCACAGCACCCTGTGTTGCAATAACTTTCAAGTTTTTATTTGCGTCAACCTGCAATCTGTCCCAAGTCGTACCATTAAACCCGAAATTGTATCCGACTGTTCCTAAGTTTGTTGCGGAAGTTGCTACCGTATCAGAACTATTTGCAACAGAACCTGTAGCAGTTACCGCAGGCGTACCTGTGATACCTACACTACCTGTAACAGTTGTCGTTGGCATGGAAGTAACAGATACACTAGGAGTTCCTGTAATTGTTGCATTTACATTCGGAGTACCTGTTATCCCGACACTACCTGTGACAGTTGTGGTTGGCATACTTGTAACTGCAACATTCGGTGTTCCACTAATTGTCGCGTTTACATTCGGCGTTCCTTGAATAGCTACCTTCAAGTTTTTACTAGCATCTACTTGTAGCCTATCCCAAGTTGTACCGTTGAACCCATAACCATACGAAGCAACGGCTTGATTTGTACTTGTTGTTGCTACAGTATCTGAAGCATTGCTGACAATCGCGCCACTCCCACCACCGCTACTGCTCACATTGATTGAGCCATCGGCGTTTACAGCAAGTTCATTTCCTGTCGTACTGTTTTTAACACCGATTGCGCCCCAATTACCATTTTCGTCTGGACGAACATTTGCGTACATGGATTATTCCTCCGTTCCCCACGCTAACGCTCCAAGCGTCAATGCTCCTGCTGTGGTGTTATAGAGTTCAACGACAAATGTCGTAGCAGTTGATGCAAGGTATCCATTACCTAAGTCAATTTGCTTGGTGTCTGCACCAGTAAATTGAATTGGGATAACCACTGTTCCAGAACCTGCTACACCGATACGAACATAGATTAGACCTGCGCCACTAGATGAAACCGTAATGTTCATCAAGCGAACTTTTTTAGTTGATGCAGGTGTCCATACGGTTACAGCAGACACAGTAGCTACAGATGTTGGTGTTAGTGTTTTATATACTGAAGCGGAGCGTAGAGCATCATATCCAGAGCCGTTATAGCCTGAGGAACCTGCCCAGTTTCCGTTATAGTCTTGCTGTACAAATACTGATTGTGACACAAAATGACCTCCTTATTTACCGAATAAGCGTTGGAAAAACGTCTTTTGAATCGGTTGTTCTGGTTTAATACCCAACAACTGTTCAAGTAATGCGTTGGTTTTACGTTGTTCTTCGATGAGTTCCATGAAGTAATAGTCCATGAACACATCGCCGCGAGTTAGCAATTCTGGCTTTTCTCGTTCCATAGTTACCCCTCTTATCTAAAGAAGCCCCTCACCAAATAGAGGGAGGGGCTTGTCTTTATTGTATTTCTAAGATTACGCCGCGCCAGTTCCGAGTGAACCAACGATACCACGGTAGTCGGAGTAACCTGCGCTAAAGCGCATATATGCACGGTACTTCGCTTGCATAGTGTCGAAGTCTTCCATGTTTTTGAACTCCAATTTTTTACGCCAGAAGAAGTTCAACTGAATCAAAGTTGGGTCAAAAATGAACCAGTTAGTCGAAGAAGTGAGGTAGTCCATAACCACGATTTTGAACGCAGGAAGCGTGTTTTTCGCAGTTGTCGCATCAGATGAACCACCGCTAAGTACACCAGTACCAAGAACGGAAAGGTTTTGTCCACCTACCAATGTACGCGCTGTGTACTCCAAAGCTGGAGGAACAACCAATACAGTTGGTTTACATTGAATCAAGATACCACGGTCATCAACTTGTGCGTGTGCTTGAATCAAAGCCGCTTTCAAGTTACGGTCGGACAATGCGCCGTCAGCTACACCGCCGTAAACTGGAACGGAAGTTGTACCTGCTGTACCATCTGTTTTATAGCCAAGACGGTTAGACATCAAGCCACCGTCCAAGCGAACGTGGTTGTATGCAATCAATGGAAGACCATCGAAACCGTTTGTTGGAGCATTCACACCAGTACCACCTTGAATTGCTGTGTTCAGCACGGTAGCCGCTTGTGTTTCAACTGTTGCGCGAGCCGCACGAGCAAGAGCAGAGGACATTTTGTTGATGGTGTTGTATTGCTCGTCATCAATCAATTTACGCTCTACAGTGAAACCACTTGCAAACTCTTGGTGAACATATTGCAGTGCTTTCGTAGTTGTTGGGTCTTGATATTTCACAGCACCCAATGACTCTTTTGTATCGAACAATCCGAAACCACCCATACGGAAGTCTGTTTCGATTGCTTTGTCAGATGTTGTAACGTTGAAAACTTGGCTGAATTGCTCTGGTTTTTCTTGGTATGTTTCCATAAAAATCTTACGGAGACCTGGCTCCAGTAAGCGACCATAGTTACCTTGTTGAATTGCCATTGTTATTTCCCTCCTTTATCAGTCAATTATTAGGATTGAACCACACGGTTAGCGGATTGGATTGTTACAAATGCGAAACCATAACCAGTTGAAGATGCCGCTTTTGCTTGTGCAGAAGTGTCGGAATCAACCAGTTGGAATGGAACGTAAGTCGAACCACCTGCTGTCAAAGACAGAGATTGGTCAGTTGCGCTCGAAAGCAGGTAAGTGTTACCGATTACTGCCGCAGAAGCATCTGCCGCCCAAGGTACGCGATAAACTGCGTTAGGGTCGGAAATGATTTTTGCAAGCGATGACGGATTGTAAATACTGGAGTTAGTAGCCGCATAAGTACCACCAGTTGCAAGACCTAAGAAGTTTTGACCCATACAAACACCGACTTTAGAAGCAACAACAGTTGTGTTACTTACTTTTGCGCCAGTACCTCCTGCGGAAATGACCAAACAGTCGCCGATAGCAGGTGTACCAGAACTAATTGAATAGTCTTTTGTTACTGGAGCGTCCGAACCGCCCAAGCTGTAAGCAAATGAAAACGCCATGTCTAATTCCCTTCTTTCCATTTAGAGTATTCTTTATCTGTCAGTCCGAGTTTCTTCGCAATGTAACGTTCTTCGTTCGTCAGTGAAGGTGCACTATCAGGAGCCTTACCTACGCCAGCAGGTAGGGGGCTTTTCTTTCTACCGCTAACTTCAGCAAGAGCTTCATTCTTTGCAACTTCTTTCAAAGTTCCAAGAAGTTTATGACCATGCAATGCAAACACTGCTTGTTGTAGTGGCAAATCTGTACGACCAAGCGTATCTAACATGTAGAATGCCGCATCGTCAAGGTCAGTATCGGTAAGATTATTAAATTGTCGCTTCAACTCAGCTTTCTCGCCATCTATACGAGCTTGCCATTGTTGAAACTTAATATTTTGAATCTGCTCTTGGAGTTCTTCTTGTTGTTTTCGAAGCTCGTCACGTTCACGAACAAACTCAACTGGAACATTCTGTTTCTTTGCTTCCTGTGCCAACTTTGCCTCATAGAGCTTGTCATAAAGCTCTGACTCAGGAACGCCGTACATTTCAGCTAAAAGCTTGGACGTTTGGTATTCTTTGCTTTGACGCAAACGGTCTTGAACAGTTTGCTCTAGTTGTTGTTGTCTGCGTTGCTCTGCGAATCGAGCATTTTCTTCACGGGATTGCTTCCGTTTTTGTTCCTCTTGAACAGGTTCTTCCTCATATTCTTCAGATTCCTGTTCTGGTTCATGGTCTTGCTCTTGAATATCTTCTTGTTCTGGCTCATCTTCGGGAGTTTCTTCTTGCTCCACGTCTTCATCCTGCGGAGCTTCTTCTTCTACACCGTACATTTCCAGCCATTTTTCGATACTCATATTCAGTTCCCCTTTCCCTTTTTGCGCTTGGGTAGCGAAAGTTTTCCGTTCATGACTTTTTGCGGAGTCACCCGACAATCTAAGAATACAGTTTCTCGAAATTTCTGTCAACAGAAAAAGACGCTATGTTTACACATAGCGCCTTTAACAAAACAGCCAAACAAAAGGTACTCTTAGATTACTCCGAAAACCTAAAGAAGTCAATCACTTCTTGCCCTTCGGCGCTTTTCCGATAGCAACCATAATGCCGATACCTTTACCTTTTGGCATCATCGCATTGTCCATCTTCGTATCTTTTTTACCGCCCTCTTTGATGCCTGCTTTTTTGTCAGCCATCATGTCTTTTTTACTTGATTCCATCTTTCCGTAACCTGCTGGTTTTTTCGCCATGTCATTTCACCTTCTTCAAGTTTGGATTTGCTTTCTTTGCCGCAGGACTAGCTTTACGAGTGCTCGCCGCTAGGATTGCACCTGCGTTTTTCATTGGAATACCCTGTTTCTTAGCGATGTTTGCTTGCGCCGCTTTGAAGCCCATGCCTTTTGCCATCGTAAAACCACCTCCTATTTATTTGCATCCCAAGCCCGAAGTGCCTTATTGATTCGGGAGTTCGGGTCGTTGGCTACTTTCGCGCTGGTTAATTTCTTTTTCATACCTTCCATTCTCGCGATAAAAGCATCCCTACGCTTTGCCGCTTCTGGTGATTTAGCCGCTTCTGCTTTGGTAACAGGTGCTTTCAAATGACCGCCAGTAGCTTTGTTATAACTGGCGCGACCTTTGGCGTTCAAGCCGCCTTTCGGGTCTTTACCTTCCGAGCGTTGCCATGCTGGTGTCTTTGCCATGTTATCCCTCCTACTTTTTGCGATGTTGGTTTCCTTTAGCAACGTTCTTACTTTTGGACATTGCCTGAAGATTGCTCAAACTGTTGTTACTTTTATTGTTATCCTTATGGTCAACGTCTGTACCTTTTGGTAGCGACTTCCCAACTTTACGTTCGTAATCTAAACGAGCGCGGTCAGTGGATGTCATCGAACCATCTGGCTTACGAATGGCATAGATTTCACGTCCACCGTTCTTCGCAGACCCCTTATACGGGCCGTATATCTTATTTTTTCCAGCCATTTCCTCACATCCCTTGTGCCATGTTTTGCATAGCTACAGCATCAGTGGCTCCCTGTGGAAGCTGTGGTTGCGCAGGTGCGCTTGGCTGTTGCTGTCCTTGCCCTTCGCCTTGCTCTTCACCAGACATCATTTGTTGCGCTTGTTTCATCGCCTCAACTTGCGCCTCTTCCATTGAAACTCCTTGCTCAAGCATGTGTGAAATCATTACACCTAATTCTAGTGCTTTTTTCGCCAAGTTGTCCACAGAATTTTGGTCTGCTTTTTGACGGTCTTGCTCCATACGTTGCATGATTTCATCCTGAATGTCGAAGTCTTGGAACTTTAACCACTCTTCAGGTGTGATAATCGGTGGGTTGTACTGGAATTGACCTTGCATTTGCATAAGTTTGTCAGCTTGTTGACGCTTACTTTCTTGTGTAATCGGTGCTTTACTGTAGACATTTGAACGCACACGAAGCGTTAAGTTTTCCGCAGTAAGTTGGTCGATTGGTTCAAACACATCGTACCGTGCTCGTCCGTTTGCTTGAATATTCATAACAGGTCTAGCTCTATCCCATTGATACATAATTGTTAAGGCAATTAAGTAGCTAATACGCTCCACAAAATCGTCAATTTGCATCATCTTGTCTTTGTCACGGACAGACGAGCGCTCAATTAAGCTGTTTACCCCTGTGGATGTAGTCAACGAACCTACCGATTGACCTGTGTACGCCTCGTTAATACCTACAATTTCCTTCATATCTGCTTTTAATCTGTCTTCAACTTCAAGCATTGCTCGTGAAATGTCAGGTGGTTGGATATATTGAACCGCTTGTGACGCAGGAACGTTAGACTGCATCGTCTTTCCTGCTAAGTTGCCTGTTTTTGCGAGTTCTTGTGCGTTAATTCCCGACTCTTTCCACACCACTTTCTGTGGATTCTGATGCAAAGTAGCTAAAATAGCCGCAGTTTGCGCAGTACGGTTTACAATTTTACTGTTTTCAAGGATATCCTCACATGTTGAACGACCCCAGAAGTCGTTTTCTTCTTCTTCATCGTACATAATTGCGAATGGGTACTCACTTGGCTTCACGTCTTCGATTCTTAATAGGAAGAAATCCGAATTACGGAGGTAGTAACTAACGTCAACCTGCCATGCTCCGCTTTCATTTAAGTATCGCTCCCAGTGCGTGTGCACTGTAACCAATTCATCGCCTTTGATGTTTGTTAAAGACGTGTTTAATTTGGTTGTTGTCCGTGTATAGAAGTCGCCAGACGCATCGGTGTTAAAGTCTAGGTCGTTGATGTTATAATCTTTTAGCTTTTGCCCTGCATACTTCTTAAACGCTGGTGTTTGTTTAACCGTTTTAAGTGGAATGACTTCAGTAACCTCAATATATTTACATTCTTCAATGCTGTAAGCATTCGGGTCTGGAAAAAAGTTACCGTTCGGAATGCGTTTCACGCAGATTTTACCAACGTACAGGTGGTTGTCTGGGTCTTCTTCGCCATAATATTTACCACCTACATAAGTATCATCATTGTACACATAAGCTACAGCGGTTCCTTGAAGCAGTGCTCTGTCGATACATCGACGAACGGTACGGTCAACTTTCTCCATATGCCACACATGCTCATAGGCTTTTTGCAAATTTGCCACGGTTTCATCATCGTTATGATGCTCTGCGTAAAAATTTGCAGATGGAATACTGGATGCAAGGTTTGCACGTTTGATTGTGCGGAAGTATCTAACGTAGTTTGTTACTGGCTTAGGTACCCACGGTGGAAGTGCCGCACCATCCCACTGCTGTCCACGGTCAAACAAGTCAAGAATCTTCCAAGTTTCGTGCTTTTTCGACACAGCGTTGTTCGCGTTTAGAAACCGCTTATAGTATTTTTGAATATCCTGCTGGTCGCCGTAGGCTTTATCTACAGCATTTGTTGCTTGGTCGCTTGGTTGTGTCGCTTTATCCATTATTTATCCTCCCCAACATACTGCTTCAACCAGTTATATGACTCTTGGTCTAATACTGGCAGGTCTGTTAGTGCCTTTTCTGTTTCTTCTTCCTCTGTTAGCTCTTCTTCCTTTTGTTCGATGATGGAACGGATGTTCTCTAGTCCGATAATACCTATAGAAACTGCAACAAATTTCTTTTCTGGCTTTATCCACGCTCGTCCATCTTCGTTTGCGTTTTGATACGTTAAACCTTCTTCAATTCTTTGAAAGTCTTCTCGCGTCAGTTCGTAGGTTAAGTACGTTTGGTCGGTGTATAAAAATGTGTATCTGTACCTTTTCTTTGGTGTTGCCATCTAAGTTCCTCCTAAATATAGCTTAAAAAGTTTGTTTTATCCCCTTTTAAGTCGTCTTCTTCCTCATCTATCCCCATTATATACCGTTCAGGTGGTTTGTGGCTACTTGTTTTTAAGTTGTTCGGGTCATCTGGCAAACGCATTAACATATATCTTAGGGCATCTGCCGCATGGTCGTTTGCTTTGACAGGGTTTTCTTTCAGGTTCTTGTCCGTATCATCTGTCGTCTGGTCTGGATACTTATAGTTCTGTAGCTCTCTGATTAAGTTCGGACAGGTGTCGTGAATCTTTAGCTTACCACGTTCAATGTAGCTATTTACCTTTAATATCCCTGCTTCAATCGCGTTGTTAGCTGGCTGAAAATATAGACCGTACTCTTGATATAAAGCCTGAACGGACTTACCGTTAATCGGGTCTGTCTTGTTTTTGGCTGATGGGTCGATAATCATGAATCTCGTGTTACCTGCTGTAACTTTATTTTCATCTAAAATGCGCTTAATGTTCTGTGCGTGTTCTGGCACTAATCGGTTCGGTTCGTAATATTCCTTGAAGATGTGCACTTCGCCTTTTTGTTCATCTATAGCCGCAAGTAGACATGCGGTTGGGTTCCGTAAACCGTGGTCTAGGCTGACCGCACGTTCCCATGTGTCGCTGATGTGGTGTGATTCGATGATGGATTTGGCTACGTTCGGATAAACCATTCCCTCCGCATGGTCGAAGCTACCGTCCACATATCGTTTGACCCACCATTCAGGTTTCCCTTTTGATATGTTATCTACAAAGTCTCTCGGTAGGAATGGATTCTGGGTGGACTTCCAGATATAGGTTTTAATGTTCGGGTTGTGCATGTGATGTTCTGGGTGTTTCGGGTTTTTACGTTGTTCGTTTTCATAAAAGACGCTACGAATCCATCCTAAGTCGGGGTTGGAACAGACAACTACTAGCTTGTCGTGTGTTGAATGGTCACGCATCCGTGTGAGGATTTGGTCATAAATGCTTCGGGAAATACCTGAAGCCTCTTCGATGTGAACTAAACCAGCGTTTAGACTTCGCAGTTTTTCCTCGTCATCTGAAGGAATGAGGTAGAACGTGAATCCGTTTTCTAGCGTCAGTTCGCCCTCTGCTTTGTTGTAGCTTCTAATAATCGGTGGCGGTACGATTTCATTTATAAACGTTTTGATGGTTGTTCGTTTTAGCTGTAAGAGAGTCGGTGCGGTTAATAGACCCGTTCCGTTCGGGTTGTTTAAGGCTCTTAGAAAGATTTCTTGAAGCGTTGCTCTGGATTTAGCTGAACCGTATCCACCGAACACACCTATGATTTGCGTTTTTAATGTGCCGTCTGGGTTGCCGTTTTCGTCTAGGTTCTGCCGTTGTTCGGTTTGGTGGAACTCTGCTTGGTGTTCGAGTGGTTGATACGTTAGGTGAATGTTGTTACAGCCTCTACATATAAGGTATGTCGGGAACTTTTTGTGCTGTTCGCTTAGCGGTGTGATTAAGTTGCTGATGTTACATTTCGGGCATGTTTGCATTTGCATCTGGTTGTGTCACCTCCCCTACTTTTGGGGGTGTTGGGGTGTTTGTTGTTGGTCTAGGGATGTAGTGCGTGATAAATTGCTTGTTGTTGTTTTGATTTAGGATTCCGCTAAGTTGGTTAATCTCTTTAATAGCTTGGACGTTTCCTCGCGATGCTTCTTTCGAGAGGGCGGCTAGTGCCTTACGCTGTGCGAACTCTACATCTTCCACGGTTCGCTTGTGTATCATCTGACGAATGGACTCTTGATTCAGATAAGCTAACCAAGTCGCTTGGGGTATGCCTGTGCGCTGTTCGAGTTCTTCTGGTGTTATGCGGTGTATGTCTGGAATCTCACTGGCAATTTTTGTAAGTTTCTGTTCAGCAAGTTGTTGAGGGTTTAGCATCATGTGTCAACTCCTTTTTAGTATATTGTATGTCATAGTGTGAAAAATGGGAATGGGGTGAGGGGGGTTGCATCACAAAGTTCGCGCCGCCCGTCGGGGCTAGTGCGAATATAGGGGGGTAGTTTCCAGCCCATCCCCCTACCTTATGGGTATTTTTTCCATATGGGTATGTGTAGGCAAAGTCGTCAGAAAATTCAAACGAATAGGGGTAGGTGATGGGGATTTTGGTTTTTGTTTCATTATTAGTAAACATATTTTTAAAAAATATTTTCATTTTCTTAAATAAAACGTATAAAACGTGTTGACTTGTGTAACGATATATGAGACGATATATACATCGAAAGGGGGACACGATAACAGCTACAAAGTAGCACACTAAAAAACAGGAGGATATCCCAAATGTACAAAGTCAAAGACCTTGACGGTAAGGTCAAAGTTTACAGAAACACTCAATGGAATGAATGGATAGTGAAAGTGACGGGAGACAAAAACGGCGGCTGGTATTACACGGATGATAAGCGCGATGCACTGGACACGGCGGAATTGATTTTCAAAAAAGTAACGGCTGGGACTTACAACTATAGCGAGGCAACGTTCTAAAATTCGGGGGTGGTGACAGCGCCCCCAATACAAAAACAAAGGATGGTATCCCAATGAGAATGATAGCTGAGCACTTCAACGTAATGTTGAGAATCTTTGTAACGCAGGACAAGTGGGCAACACGTTGCATCATGTTTGAAGAGCAAGAAGATATGAAAAACTTTCTTGAAGGAATGGCGGACGCGCTTTTCCCTGACGATGAGGTACATGTGACGGCGGAAGTTAAGTATGAGACAACGAATGGTGAAGCGCGTTACCTGTCAGACGTTGAGCTTTTCAAGATGAAAGCAAAATTCATCAAAGACCATTTGGAAGACCTGTAAAAATTCGGGGATGGTGACAGCATCCCCTTCATATAAAACCTACAAAAAATCAGGAGGCTATCCCATGAAAATCAAAGAAGCTGTTAAACGTCTCGAAGAAGTAAAGCAAGGTTGCGAAGTGATTGCAAGCAAGCCAATCTCCACACACCCGAACGATGACCACCTGTTCGTGGTACTGTGCAAGCAAGTGAAAGACACGGCTTCACCTTACGTCGTGTGGGATTTGAACACACGCGAAGAATACTTCGGAACTGGCAACGGAACATACTGCTCAACGTTCGAACAAGCGGCTGAAGCGTACCGCAATCGTGGAATCTAACAAACACGGGGCATGTGACAGATGCCCCTACTACAAAAACTAAGGAGCGAATCCCTATGAAATTGAAGAACGCCGAAGTCATTGAAAGATTCTTAAACAATCGCCGTGCCGAGTCACACACTGGCAACCTGCACACGGACGGAACAGCGCTAACGAACTACCGCACAACGATTGCATACTGGCACAACGGCTACCTGTTCATCAACTGTTCAAAGTACAGCGTAACAACGTCGAAGATTCAGAACATGTTGCATCGTGAAGCGTTAGCTCAATACCTTTACATCATTCAAATATTCGGTCTAGGTACTGGCGATAAGCTGATAGAGATTGCACGGAACTACAAGTGAGGGCGCAAGCCCTCCCCCGAAAGGGGGTGACGCTGTGACGTACGCGCTAGTGATGCTGACTATCGTCGGCATGACCTTCATCTACTTGCGCAAGAAGAACTAAAGGGATGCCCTGCCTGCGACGGTGGGGCAAGCCCGACCCAAAAAATGACGGTTATCGGTTATCGGGGGGTTTATATTCGGGGTCTGGGGGGTTCCCTTCGCGCGTTTCGCGTTTCGCGGCAGAATCTGTAGAAAATGGAGGCGTTGCCCCCGTTTTGGGTTGACAAGGCGCGTCAGTCGTCAAATGTAAGCGTTTACATTTGGAAGAATTTATGCAAAATAGAACATATGTTTGGTACTCTCTCATAACGCTTACACTTGCATGCACGTTCATATATAAGCCGTCCACAACATTCTACAATAACCGTCAATCTACACGTTTTTTTCGAATATGTGCTACACGATTTTGTCCAAATTGTGAACACTCACAGACACACTCCCCCCCTAACCAAACATTCCATATACACACATTGACACGTTATACCTTTCATCTGTCCTAGCCCATATGCTTCCATTATATTGAAATATATGGAAATAGTAAAAAAATCGCAAAAATCACTTTTACATGTACCCTCCCGTGCAACGGCATAATGTCAACCTACAGATTATTCATCAAATGATACCTACAATTCGATACCGTATTCAGTCAAATACAATTATGAAGAAAGCGCTTACATAAGGTAATATATGACCAACTTGTGAAAAGCGATAGCATACCGCATTCCCTTCAGATAAACCACATCACATACATAGTCAAAATTCGTATATAATGAAACGAAAAAAAGTCATAACTATTTTGCATAAAACACTTGCATTAGTGTAACCATATCGCTTATAGTTATCTCATCGGCAACACGCCGCACCGCAACACAAGCGCAACACGCACCGCACCACGCAACACGC